GACGTACCGGCTGGAAACAAGACCGAGCAGCCTGGTAACAAGACCGAGCAGGCAGCACCACAGCATACAGACCACGTGAAGGCATCTGCACCAATCACTTCGACTGTAACTGAGGCTGCTTCGAAATCTGCTGGCAGTTCAAAGGCAGAAGATATTCTAGCCAAAATCCGCAACCGCAACAAGTAAGCCATATACGAAATAATATTGGAGCGAGACATCTCGCTCCAATATTCGTTATGTCATATAACCAAAATAGAGGGTAGATATGTCAGTACGTCCATTTGATGCGGCCAAGTTCCGCAAAAGCCTTACCAAAAGTATTCCTGGAATTAGCGCGGGATTTCGTGATCCTAAGACCTGGATTGATACCGGTTCTTATACGCTAAACTATTTGATTAGCGGCGATTTTTTCAAGGGTGTGCCCTTATCAAAGGTAACAATGTTTGCTGGAGAATCTGGCGCCGCCAAGTCTTATGTTTGTTCCGGGACGGTTGTGAAAGCTGCTCAGGATCAGGGAATTTTCGTTATTTTAATTGATACAGAAAATGCACTAGACGAGGTGTGGTTGCATGGTCTCGGTGTAGATACATCCGATGATAAGCTTCTGAAGTTGAGTATGTGCATGATTGATGATGTCGCCTCAACATTAGATGCCTTTATCAAACAGTACAAGGAACAGCCCGAGGACCAGCAGCAGAAGATTTTAGTTGTAATTGACAGTCTTTCAATGCTTTTGAGTCAAACTGACGTCGACCAATTCAGCCGTGGCGAGCTGAAGGGAGATATGGGTCGGGTTCCGAAGGCGCTTAAGGCACTAGTCAAGAACTTGGTGAATAAAATTTCGCATGTAGAAATTGGCATATTATGCACGGCACATACATATGCATCTCAGGATATGTTCAACCCGGACGATGTGATTACAGGCGGCCAGGGCGCGATTTATGCGAGTAGCATTGTTGTGGCGATGAAGAAGTTGAAGTTAAAGGAAGACGAAGACGGAAATAAGACTAAAACAGTAAATGGTATCCGGGCGGCCGTAAAGATTATGAAGACACGGTATGCGAAGCCATTTGAAACAGCTCAGATTAAAATTCCGTATTACGGCGGCATGAGCAAATACACAGGATTGTTTGACTTATTTGAGTCCCGCGGCCTGCTCAGTAAAGAAGGCAATAGCTACGTCTATGAATTTCTAGATGGAACTAAGAAGAAGATGTTTAAAAAGCACTACGAGGAAAATAAGGACGGAATACTTGACGCTGTTATGGCCGATTACATATCGCGCAAGATTGCGGCGCCAAAACCAATTACTGCTCAGGTAGATGATGTCTCCGAAGACGAGTAGAACAAGTAATTGATGACGATGCGGGGAAATAAAAGGGCGACGGGAACGACGACGTTTCAGTTATCCAGACAGTTTCGGGAGGATAAATTTATATCAGCAGCACGGCAGCTGAATGGAAAATTGTACGACTATACTTTGGTAGTAGGCGCCTTTAAAAACGTAGATACGCCCGTGCAGATTATATGCAATCGTTGCTGTAGGGTATTCAAGCAAAATCCATATAACCATATAGCTCAAAAGGCCGGATGTGTGCGGTGCAATATCGGCGCTGCGAATAAAATTCCAATGAACCTGGCACTCCTCCGCCTCAGTAAAATATATGACTGTAATTTTGACTTCTCGAGAATCGCTTCAGAATACAAAACCGCTCATTCAAACATAACAGTCGTCTGCAATATTTGTCATTTTGAAATTCGAAAAAAATTAGCCGGTCACTTAATTGGAAAGGGCGTTTGCCCATACTGCACCGGGCCAGTTGCTGATTTGGCATCTTTTCTTAACAGAGCCGGGAAGGTGCATAATGGAAAATATCGATATGATAAAGTTACTGATGGAGTTTGGTCAAAACGAAAGATAGAGATATTTTGTCTCACCTGCAATAAATATTTCAAGCAATCGGTTAATAATCATTTAACTGGTCATGGATGCAAAATATGTAATTCAAAATCCTCCAGGATGGAAGTAGCCTGGCTAGATATGTACGGTATTTTGGAAGAGAATCGACAGCGGAAATTACCACATTTAGGAAAAATGCTTGTTGATGGCTATGATCCGAAAACAAACACTGTATATGAATTCTTCGGAGATTTTTGGCATGGTAACCTTAAGAAATTTTGTGCCGAAGATGTGAACTGCATAACAAAAGTCACGTTTGGTGAATTGAATCGACAAACGACAGCGAGAGAAGTTGAAATACGAAAACACTATAATCTAATCACGACGTGGGAAAGTGATTGGGTTGAGCATTGTAGGGAAAATAATCAAAAAGTAAGATGAGGGAGAAGAGTAATTTATGCAGAACGAAATTTGTGAGGTAATCATTGAGCACTGGCTTTTGCTAAAGGAATACATCCCCAGCAAGGACCGGGCTGCGGCGGCGGAGCATATTATTTCAACTGCGATTGATAATGGTTTCACAAAACATGAATTGATTGCCCTCGCTGATGGTGATAGCGATTTATCAGACGCCTATGAATTGCTCAACGAAGAGGATGAGCTTGATTCCGGTGATGATGATGACAACTACAATGCCGGACACGAAGACTACGAGAACGATTAGAGAATAGGAGATTCATAATGCATTACAAGAATGGTCGTGAAGCAAAGAATGGAGATAAGATAGTCCTTATTTCGTCGTATGGCTCACCAATCGTTGGTATTCTATATGATGCGGTCGCTGAAAATGATTATTGCAATGGTAAGATCGCGCCGACGAGTCCGAGCGATCTTTGTCCGAACTTGAAGGAATGTCTTCATTTGGATGATGTACTTGGTATCCTGGCTGCCGCAGAGGCAGAATCGAAAGATGCTTCGAATCCCGAGCAAATCAAGACTTAAATTTGAGGTAATTCATGCAGTGGTATAATATAGTAACGCAAGACTTGAGCAGATTGCCCGACTTTTTGCAATACTACGAGAATGAATTGAGAGCAGCGGCACTGGAGGTTCGAATCTCGGGAAACCTAGAAAAGAACAACGCTATGATGCCGGGAATCGTTAACGAGCGGTTCACACAGCTTCAAGAAATTGAAGCTGTTCTCGAGTTCATGAACAAGCAGTTGACAAAGATTAGTCGAAAGCATTTCAAGAACTATTTGGAGACCTATAACCGGGCCCTCACCTCTCGGGATGCGGAAAAGTATGCCGAGGGTGAGGACGAGGTTATTGAGTACGAGTTGCTCATTAATGAAGTTGCGTTGGTCAGAAATAAGTTTCTCGGCGTCATCAAGTCACTTGAAGTTAAGAACTTCATGTTGAGTAATATTGTTAAGTTGCGGGCGGTTGGGATGGAAGACATCAGCATTTAAGATTATTGACAGACAAAAAGCCGGCCAATTAGGCCGGCGTTCTTGTGAAAAATTAACTGCGCATCAGGATGTAAAACGCTAACTCATCTTCTAACTCCTGCATGTCTTTGACCATATCAGCTTCTTCACCGATACTATGGAGACCTCGGGCTGAAGTTCCCGCAAATAATCTCGCGAGACATCGTTCACCATACCACGACCGCGAAGTTCTTGGTCACGGGCATGGATTATCATTTTTGATTCCTAATATTCCCTTGAAGGATATAGAATGATAGCAACTCATCCAATTTGGAGACCTGATCATTTATTTTGTCGAGTAACTCGGCATGCCTGTTGGTCCAGCCGATTTTGCCACACGAGAGTCTGTACTCAATACGGCCGAGTTCGGCCACGTTGTCATTGATAGCCGCTGCACTGACATATATTTCTTTCGCCAAGACTCGTACATGCTCATGACATCTATCCGAACAGTTGTCCCGGAAAATATCTTTCTCATAGACAAAAAACTTGTGACCTGAGAGCAATCGGCCAGGCAGGCCGCTGTGATCATATCGCGGCCACCAATCATTAGCATTGTTAATCATGTTGCAAAGCACTCCAGATGAGAATGGAGTTGATTTCGTCGAGTGACTTATTCATTTCATTGACCAATTGAATATCTTTAGGTATTGAGTATGGAACGGTTTGCCCTTGAATCGATCTTGATTGCGCTATATCCATCTTGTGATACTCATACTGGAGCTCATAGAGACACATCCAAACTCGATCGTAGGCTGCATATGCCATAGTTTTTTGCTTTTCGTCATTGACCTGCCAGATCTTATGAATAACTGAATTTGGGCCGCACTCATTATGACGAAATTGGGTCAATATTGAATGATCTGTTAGCATAGATTCAACCAAGTTAACAAGCTGAATATCTCTTCAACATGGCCATTGATGTCCGCAAGAATTTTATCACAGTCAATGCTTTCCGTATGGTCTAATTTGTTATGCGTTTCGGACCATCGCAAAACAGCGTCCAATCGCTGAAGCTCCCAATAAGCTTCTTCAATGCGTTTTCGACTTTTATAGTTCGGCATCCCGGGCTGGGCCAAGTCACCGAACAGTGACTTGCTTTCCAACCACGGGAAAAAAGACCGTGTATACGCGGCCCATTGAGTAGAATTTGCGATGTGTTTCTGAATCATTGTGATAATTTAGCCCACGCCAGCGTATCATTTATTCCGAGTACTAACTTCTCAATTTTATTTTGTTGGTGTTGTATTTGTGTGTCAAAAACATAGGATGCACTGCGACCCTTTCGTTTCTTATCATGTTGCAATTGATCAATGATTTTCCGTCGGTCGTTAATTTGAATTAACCGTCGAATTATGCTGTACATACCGGGAAATGGTTGTGGGACGTGGGTTACGGCCCGGACTTCATCTTGGATAGTCTTTATTAGATTGTCCCATTGGATCTCGTCGAATTTCAGTTTATAGGCTATCTTCTTCATCTTCTTCGCCCTCTACAACACCGCGCAGCGCATCAAATGCAATCTTGTCAACGATGTCATGAATCAATTCATTTATTTTGTCAATTTTGGACTGTGGTAGGTCAGTGAAATATAAATCTTCTGACACGCATTTAACAATAATATTAGTAATATTACTATAATAAGTCAATGCTTCATGTCTCATCTTTGAACTGTTCATCTGGTTAATGCCGATCATGAGTTTTCTAGCCAAAGGCGACCGTTCTACCCTATCTGCTCCAAGTATCAACCATTCTTGTGGCTGTCTGATTACAGGGATATCATTCATAATGCACCGTTCCGGATAGCTGCAACCAAATAACCTCATACTCCATTTCCTCTAGACGAAGTATAACATTTCGCTCAAGTTTTTGCAACACGGTGTTTTTGGCGATTCGGTCTGGCATATTAAAGGACCTTTTGATGTACCGTTGAAATTGGCATGCGGCAGAGTGAAGGTTGTTCCAGGCCTTGTCCAAATCAAAATCTTCCAGGTCAGGATTCTTGCGTTTCCGTTGAAGGAAGTCGGTGCGAATATGTACGCCCAGACGAGAGACGAATAGCTCCTTGTGAGCCACTTCGACACGGCGAAGCACGGTGTTCTGGGCCGCCGTAAACTTGCTGTTCTGTAGTTTTTTCATTAGACAAGCAACCTTATCCAAATTGATGATTCGTGGGCAGTGTCGATTCGAGTAGTAAGTTCCTTTAACTCTGCCAACATGTTGAGGGTTGGCGGCCAATTCGAATCGTCTTTGATAATGATAAGTCTTTCCATAATGTGTTCTAATTCGCCGAGTAGTTTATCCACCAGGGCCTCAGCTGAAACCACCGGAGAATTTTCGGGTTTTAGACCGCACTGACTGTCATGCAGATTGTACCATAACGCGACAAGTTGTTTGTACAGCGCCCGGACTCTTTTGACCTGGCTGTTGATCTCCAGCCCAGGGAAATCTAACTTGTTAAAAGGAGCCACGTTATCTTCTCCGAAATTCTAGAAATCCGCTTATTCAACTTGCGAAATTCTTTGCGCCATATATGTCGACTTGTGGCGTTCTCGTGTCCTCGGACGGCATGCGATACTATAACGAAGTATCTCTTTCGCATGCGTTTGAGTTCTATTTGATATTTTTCAAAAGTTGAATCCTGGGCAATGAAGGCAGGCACTCCGAAGGTATCGAAGCTAATCGCATTTTCTAGCCGGTCGATTTGTTCAAGCATCTCGGAATGTGAATTTTTAACCATTCTAAGAGATTGAATATCTTCGGCAAGTTTCATGTACCGCGTCAAATTTTGATAGCTCCGCGCATTGCTTGGCCGTGAATGTCAGGAGTCCGAAATTGAGAATCTGAAGGTCTAGGCAATGTAACGCGGATTCGGTAACTTTAAAGATTTCATACGGGAGACTTCCATGCTGGCCGCAGGCCCAATATGCGCGATAGGTTGCATAGTCAGCGACATTCTTCACGTCCTTGAGTGAAGTCATATCTTCTCACCCATCAGCCGCTGCCAAACTACATGCTCTTCGTAATCTTCAAGGTCCTTCACCAACATGGGCAAGACGACTTTGAGTCGGCGAAGAATTGTGCGTCGCTCATCCATAAACTGTTTGTGTTCGGCAGCCTGGAACTTCTCCTGCACATCCTTAATTTGCAGCATTAAGTTATTGCCCATCCAGCGCGTTGCCGTTGTTTCGGGAGCCGGCAAGGATTCATATTTAAATACAAGCTCGTTAATCTCCACGTCGAGCTCGTCGGTCAGGGTTTCAATTTCTTGTTTGAGTTGTTCGGTCATATTTTCGGCTCCGAAAGATTTTGTGTCAACAAAAGGGCCCAGCTAATTTCGGATTGGAATTTGTCAATCAGACTCTGGGCATCCGGCAAATTTTTTGACTCGAACGTGGGTGTAAAGGGGTGTTTACCTATTTGTGGACGCGTCCACATTGTCGGCCCAGTAGCAAGGTACCTAAGGTCGGAAAGGTGCGCGAGAAGTAACTTCTCAAGGTCACAATTTCTCGGACAGGCCAGGTACCATTCTCCCACCCCATTGAAATATTCGCTATAACTTTTTGGGGCGTCTCCGAGTTTTGGAAGCTTCACCATAATTATATTATACATTTTCCGGACAGAATAAGCAAGGTCATATCCGAAACATATTCATTTTGGAAACGAATAATTTCAGTTTGGGCGCGTTGTATGCGTCCCTGGTCTCAATTTCGATATCCTAGCCGCAGGATCGATATATGCTGCCAAAGGACAGTTATTAGCGCATCAGAATTATCCTGATTCAGGATGCATCGACATGCCGATTCAACATATTCATCGTATTCTTTTGGTGTACTGGATTGTGGCATTTTTAAATTCATTTGCGTAGCATATCCCATACAATCTTCGATTCTAAATCGTATTGCAATGTAGCAATCTTTGCAATCATTTTGGCCGGCAATTTAGCTGATTCGTCGACTCGACGTGCGGAGTGGGTAATGGTCCCGGAGTAGTCATAATATATTTTCAAAACCTTAGACGCCATCATACAAAGTTCAATGAAATAACCGTACAGCAGGTTGGTGTTGGGGCCGTAAGCCTTTAACACTCGCAAATCATGCAGGTGCTGCGACAGCTCGCCTATTGTTGTTATTTTAGATGATGTCAGCACTCAACTTTTCCCAAATTAAATTGTCCTCATATTTCTTAATAACGAGCAGCACCTTAGCTCGAATGTACGGCCTGAGGACTTCGTTGTCAGCATTGCGCACCGGCCGCGGATTCTTACTGAATAAACGTTGCGTGTCATGGAGCTCGTCGAGCTCATCGAATGCTTTCTTTGCGGCCGGTGATAGGTTTGGCTGAACTTGCCACAACTCACCGCACCAAGTCCTAATCCAGCCAATGGCATTGATATACTCTCTCAAGTCTTGAAGAGTTTCCATCTTAGGCATTCTTTGCAACCTCTCCGCCCAATTTGGCCCACGAGATCGCGCTGGCCAACTCTTTGGTGACCTTCCGCATGAGCTTGACTTTCTTGTTCAGCATTTCAAGCTGCCCAAGCTTCTCCGAACTGTTCTCGATGTATACGGCGCGCCGGAGCCCGAGGCGAATTTCGTCGTGCAAGTCGCACAGCGCAGTGTACTGCGCGAATAGGGCATTGTGTAGCATTTTGCTTGCCAGGCCTGGGGTCATGCAAATTGTATTAGTTTCAGTGCGAAGTTTGTTGAATATTTCAACGTTCTTTGCGTGACCTGGCTTTGGGAAGGAATAGAGCCCCCGCCCGTCGTGATATGTAAGCAAGAAGCGGTCAATGCGGACCTCAAGCAAAAATGCTTTCTTTGCAATTTCACCAAATTTTGGAGCCTTTGACATCAACCTACCACTTTCTGTGAAAGTATCGCGCACCCTGATTCCTTGATTTTTCTGTTAGTATTTAGGCGGTCTTCTGAGAATTCTTCTTATCAACTGACCAATTTCTGCACGGAAATTGGCCAGTTGAAAACTGGCCAATTTCCGTGCGATTTGCGGGCCAAATCAAAATCGAAATCAACGATCGGCAGAACATCCTGCCGGCGGCGATTGAGAAACATTGGCTTGAGCATGGCGGAATCGGCGGACTCGACGCCGGCGGCGTCGACCATGTTCATATTTACAGCCCTGCACATACGCGCGAACAGTTCTGGAGAATTTTTTTCAATTAGTTTATAGGCGGCCCAGCAGGCATCTTCCGGAGATGCAAACCTCAAGATGAGAAATGTCAATATTGGAATACCGTGCTCTTCCCAGGTCAACTTTGAATAATCAAAATTCGGGTCTGTAATAATTGCCCCAACTGTCGGTTCCATTTTCTCGATATTCATTTGATTCTCCCTTGGGTTTTAGTTATTTGGATTTCTTTACGCATGCCAAGTTCAATTTCGGCTTACGAGTAGCAATCAATTCACGTTCACGTGCATGAGCTGCGGCCTTACCACGTACAGATTCCAGGATGTGAACGTGGAATGCGTCGGGGCCGAATTTACGCATCGCAATGTACAGGGGCCAGTTCTTGTCCTCGGTACGGGCGCGATAAGTGTGTTTTTTGAAACGCGATCGAACTGACATGTGAGCAGTGGAGCACGTTTTGGCTGTAATGCCAATGTACTCGACTTTGCCAACTTGCAACGAATATATAAGGTGCGTCCTATCGTTGCGCTTTTTACGGAATTTTTTGGGCTGTTCCATCACTCTTTAAGTATACTAAGAGCCCACCCAAAATGCAACCGAAATCTGTGGAAAACTCGAAAAGAAAGTGCCAGGAAAGAATTGCGGCTAAAGTGCTGATTTATATGGGGTTAGGGCGGAAATATGGTGTTTTAGGGTGCTGCTAAGTTGCTGATTTCAAAGGGCTGCTAGGTATTGCAAATAAAGAGGTTTTGCGGGCCCTATATTGCCCCTTGCGCCCCTGGGACGCTAAATCGCTGGTAAGGACACGTTGATGAGCATTCCACCCCGGCAGACCCCTGGATTAGGGATACTCGCTGCTCAAAAGAAGCCGAAAATAGTCAGTGCTACCCTTGCGTTTTGTCTAGGTATTTGCTATACTTATTGAGTAGCAGAAGAAGGAGATTAATGCTTACTGTTGCGCAAGGCAGTCAATTACACGGCCGTAACCGTTGGCTGTAATAAGGCCGGCAACATCGTTCTTCGCAAAGGATTCTTCTACACCAATGGCGCCTCCGCCGAAAGTTTTACCACCGGCATTATGGCGCGGCTCAATGCAGCCGGCCTCAGAGCTGAGGTTATAGCGTCACGTGAAATCTGGAAGCCGTTCCGGGGTGGTTCGACCCTGGCAAACCAGAGCCATTGGTATCTTGAACTCAAAGGGTAACAAGAAAGGACTAAATGAACGCGACCTATCGAGTAGTACGGTTTTATCAATCCACCAAGTACGCTTCCGAAGTGTTAAAGCGTGGTCTTTCATTGAAGGACGCTCACGACCACTGCCGGAACAAGGAAACGAGTTCCCGGACGTGTGTCAAGTCTGAGGGTACGAAGCGCACGGCTGAGCGTGGTCCCTGGTTCGACGGATACGAGGAAGAGTGAACATAATGACAGAAAAACAAGTTACAATATCGGTAGAACGATATGAAGAATTGCTTGAAGCTGAGCGATTCCTCGAGGCCCTTCGTTCAGCTGGCGTTGACAATTGGGATGGTTATGACTTCGCACTTGAATCAATGGAGGAAGAGTGAACTACTGCTAACCTAAAGGATAGCAGCTTCCTGCGTCGCAGATACAAATCTAGAGTCATGACGAACCTTGTTCTATCCCGGGTATTGCATGCGACTATCTTTCTGGCAGTCTTCTTCTCCACCAACAGCTTCGATGAATTGTTGTGAACATATGGAAGCTCAAATGGGCAGCAACCCGGCTCGTTTGGATTCTAATTTGCAACAGTTGTCAAAATCAAACATCGAGTTTACGTATTATAGGAGTTAAATGAATCTAGAATTTATCAAAAAGTCACTTCTTCACGCCGAACCATTGTTGTATGCTGCGGCGATGGGGTTCGCCGGCACATCACTCGTTAAAACCGCACATCACGTTCTCCATGCCGACTACTACCTGGACTACGGTCTTGGGTGTTTCGTTGCGATGATTCTGTGTGGAATCGTCGGCGACATTATCAGTTTCAAAACCAGCAAATCGGTATAAATACATGCATGCTAATATGCGAACTCAAGGCGGCTTTTAATAATCAAGCAGTTCGCCGAGTGAAGGATTATTATTTCAAGCAAGGGCCCGACCTTCTAGATCCGGCGATTCACCAAATACGGCTGAAGCAGCGCCCGAAACTTGATGAGCTAACCGAACGGTTAGAGGCACTAGGCTGGGATTTCGTTGGCAGCGGATCGTTCAGCATCGTTTTCGCCAAACCCGGTGTTCCGTACGTACTCAAAGTTAACAAAATGAACGATCCCGGCTTCGCCCTATTTGCAAATGTACTTAAAAAGTTTCCAAATA